AAAAACCATTTACAGTTTGGACTTTGAATCTTCGGATTTATTCTTAGTCGACATTGGTGACGGTGATTTCAGTGTGATGCACAACACTTGTTGGTGTCCTTGGAACTATTGTGGACATTGGTGTAATAGTTGGTACTGTCCTAGTTGTTCAAATACACCTTTACCGAAATTATAAAATTAAAATATTATGGCACAAAAAGAAAGAATAGAAAGACCTGCACAAACAATTAAAGCAATTGTTGCACCCATTTCAAGTGAGTTAAAAACAAAAGTAGCAACAGCATTTCAAGCAGTTGTAACGGCTATTAAAGTTAAGCACTTGGGGGAATAAGATAATGTTTTATGAAGTTATTCACATATGGAGATAGTTGGACTGAGGGTGTTGGGGGTAATGTTGATGAGGAATTAACAACAGAAATTCCTGAGGAAAGAACTAACATAAGACAAAAATATTGTTGGCCGAAACACTTATCGGAACTACTTGAATGTGAAGTTAAAAATAACGGAGTTGGTGGGTTCTCGAACAACTCAATATTCAATACAGTTTGCAATCAATTAAAAAATGAAATCATCACTCAAGATGATTTTGTTGTTATTATGTGGTCCTCATCCTTAAGAGACCAATTACCATTTTTTCCAAATGAGAATAGTTTTCATATTTGGGGTCAAAGATATAAGAGTAAGCAACATCTTTTCAAATATATTTTCGATGGTGTTAGTGGAGATAATGTAAACTATAATAGGGCGGAAAAAAATTTTAGAGATTACTACATTAGTAATTTATTTAATGACGCATACTATGACATAGTTAATCAAAACTACATACTACATTTACAATTTATGTTTAAGGAATTGGGAATTAGATATGTTTTTTGTGACGCATTTGACACTATGATTAATAAAAACATTGATGTTCTGGTTGATAAAACTCATTTGATTGAGGGTGAAAGATATTGGGGTTATATAGATAAAACAATGGCTAATTTATTAATCGATACAAATAGAAAAGATGTTTGGGAGGATAATAATCGATGGGTAGATACTACCGCAGGTAAACACCCAAGTAACAATGGTTATAAATTAATTGCGGAAGAATTATATAAATTCATAAACGAAGGTGATTTACTAACTAATAATAAAAAGAAAAATTCATATCTACTATGAATTATAACATAAACAATAATTTTTGTGATAGAGAAACCGCTAAAGATATAATTGATTTTTGTCTTGAGTTCGGTGAACCATTTTCATACAAACCAACTGAAAAATGGGATTGTAGAAGAATGTACGATTCCAATTTTAAAGAAAGAATTATTAATTTATTAACAACCAATTACAAAAATGGAGAGTTTAAATTATGGTTTGATTACTCAACATTTAATTTAAAAAATTTCAACATTAGTTTAACATCGTATTATGATGGTAGGTATCTTAATCTACATAAAGATAAGTCGAGTGAATTAACTACAGTTATTGTTCTTTCTGACGATTTTGAAGGAGGTCAATTTGTGTTAACCCAAGATGAAAATCCACCATATGACTTTGAGACTTTGGGTGGTTTAACTTTATGTGATTTAAAATTGGGTGATAGTATTTCATTCAACGGTTCTGAAACATATCACGGAGTTCTGCCGGTAACTAAGGGAATAAGATATGCATTGAATGTATGGATGACCGAAACAGATTTTGATTATCCGAGGGTTAAAAGTAATAAAACATTACTATGAGTGTATTAATCATCTCCTTACCAAGAACGGGTTCTACTTCATTGTTACACAAAATAGCAAAAGAGAAGAATTTAAAACCTTTGTTTGAACCATTTGATGGTACTGGTAGAGTTAATTATAATGGAGAAAAAAATGTTGTGGTTAAAACAATAATATGTCATCATCATAGTAATTTAGAATTGTCTAAAGAGTTTGATGAGGTTATATTACTAACAAGAAAAAATGTAATAGAGTGTACAGAATCACACGCATATCAAACATACTTTTCAAAAAAGAAAAACTATAATTCAAATACTCCATATGTTTATGAAGAGGTTCCTTCAGAAATATACGAATTATGTTATAACGACATTATAAAATGGAATAAGGAAATTGGTGAATTATCTGTCAAACTTAATGTTCCAATAACTTACTATGAGGATATTTTCGATTTCAATAATGAAGGTAGATTAAGAAAAGGTAATAGAGATAAAACAATTAAGAAATTAATTTAACATATGAAAATATTCGTTCATCATTATTATACTGATATGTTATTTCAAAAGTTCTTTCATAATGTTGAGAACAAAGAAATGGTTGAAGTAGATAACACTAATGGAGCAATTAGGGATGTCACATTTGAGTACGGAGGAAAGAACTTTGAAGTGTCATTTAATCCTGAAATAAATGATGATGAGGGGATTCATATAATTGATTTCTTTGGTGCACTTAGACAAAGAGGTCAAGATACTAATTTTGAAAACACTGAACATAGAGGTTCGGATTCTTTTGCTATGATTGAAAGAATGGCTGACCTCATTCAAGATAAAAAGAATTGGGTGGTTTGTTTGTTTAGAACTGAAAAGATATTCATTAAGAACGACAATACAAAAGTAAAGACAGACGGAACAATACAAATTGAAGAAATTGAAAATCAAATTCTCAGGTTATCGAATCATTTTATATTAACTGATAATATTTTCACCAACAAAATAGTATTAAGTAAACACCCAAACTTGTACAATCCATTCACTAATATTATTTTTCAATGGAATGAAATGATTAGTATTAGGTGGTTCTATGATTATAAAAATGTTAGTGATGTTATAGTTCCAAAATATAAAATGGGCTATTCGGTTAGAGCACATAAACCACTTAGGGTTAAAATTGCCGAGGAGTTAACACAAATCGAAGACATCTTCGTTTCCCAAACAAATGTAATTGAAAAGGATTCAGTACAACCAAAGTATAGAAAAATTGAAGGTGCTTACTTAAATGATTACGATTCTGAAATTGATTTTCAGAACTTAAGGATATTAACAAACATAACTGTAGGTCTTGACTTTTTCTTGAGGATTTTACCAATGTCTAAAATTCAAATATGTGATGAATCTTGGGCCCACAATTCCGCCAACTACCATAGTCAATATCTAAGTGAAAAGTCGTTGGGTTTAATTTTAGCTAACGTTCCTTTTGTTTCCACTCACTCATATCCATACGATTGTATTATGGATTTGATTGGAATTAGAAAACATCCTTTTTATGATGAGTCCAAACAATACCAAGGGAACGCTAAACTATTTGCGGATTTTGTGAGAACATTCATTAGTGATTTTGATAACAATTATCAACTATGTAAGGATTGGATTAAAGAATGTCACGACATTTTTATTGATAGATTACATAAAGAAAATTCAATGTTGGATATGATAGTTAATGGAGTTATAACTAACGAACCCATACCAAAACGACCATTACTATAATGAGAATAGTATTCACATATCTACCAACCAGACTTAAAGAGATTACTGAAATTTACTTAAAGTATTCAATTCAAAGTTTGAATATACAAGGTGAAGTTCCTATAATATATTCCGATATTGATTATTTTAAAAATTTAAACTTAATATATGATTGGGTTGAATTGTCCTTACCGGATAGATACCGAAAACCAACAATATGGTCATATCCTAAATTAAAAGTTCTATCTGAAATTCAGTTCCCTTTTATACATTTGGATAATGATTTAGTAGTTGGGGACATTAAAAAATTATTAGATATCATTAAAAAGGATAAACTAAATTTATGTTACAAACATCCTCTATCGAGTTCACAAATCGAGGACTTTACTGAACTACATAAACTATATTCAAATACCTCGTTAGATTATACCGAATTAAATAACACCTCAATAATTGCGTCTCGTAACTTTAGAAATGTGAATAAAGCATATTCCGAAGTTTTGGAAATTATTGAAGAAAACTACGATTTTTTTAATAAACGTTATCACGGAATACCACCAATAACCTTAAACCAACAATATTTAAATTTATACTTTGATGATATAAATTACCTATATAAACATAACCCATCGTTTGGTGAGTTATCGATGAACGGAGTTTGTCACATTGCGGATAAAAATAAAGTTAGTCATTTCAATAGAAACAAGAATTTAATATGAAATCAATGAAGTTTTGGACAAGTTCGGGGTTTGAGGTGGGTAACCATTCTTGGAGATTGGATGAACGTAGAAATAAAACACTCAACACATCAGGTTCCGATATTTCCGAAACGAATAACTACACATACAATGAAATGGGGTTCAGGGGAGATTCATTATATAAGGATGGGTTTAGAATAATGTCAGTTGGTTGTTCCCACACTGAAGGTGTTGGGGTTAGTGATAATCAAACTTGGCCTTATTATTTCTCAAGACAGATACAGAACGGGGTAGATTTAAATTTGGGGTTTGGTGGACGTAGTAACGATTACATTGCTAGATGTGTTATCACCTTAACTCAAAAGATAAGACCTAATTTGGTTAACTTAATGTACACTTATCCATCACGTAAAGAATATTACCGATATAATGGAGAGTTGGAACCATTTCATATGACTCCTTGGGGTTATTTTAAGGAAGATAGTGAAGGGAAGGAAGAGTACAAATCAATTGCAAGAATTACCCACGACGAGAACGATTTAATCAATTGGTACAAAAACCATCTTCTAATCACCAATTATTTGGAGAATAGGAGCATCCCATATATATGGAACGGTTCTTTCCTGATGGATAACGAATATTCTGACAAATATCGGTTCGATGGTGACTACGGAGATTTCCGTGAATTCTCCATTGATGGTAAACACGCAACCCCAAAACACAACGAAGAATACTCCAAAAAACTACTTCAGTTTGTAAAATCCAATTTTTCCGATTATTTACCTAAATAAACGAAAGTCATAACCGACAAACAAAGTATTTATCTAAGTATAATAACATATTAGATGAATATATTTGACGCACACATATCGGGTTCCCTGTCGGTATCCTCTTCGGCGGAAATACAGGGAGACTTAAGGGTACTTGGAATAATTAATGCAACCATTAGTGGTAACACCACAAGTGCAGATACCGCATCTTTTGCTCCGAGATATACCCTAACCTCAAGTTTTAATACTTTTACCTCATCGTACACGACCGGTTCTTTTACGGGTTCGTTTATTGGTGATGGTGCTAATTTATATAATATCCCCGCTAGTGGGGTTACAGGATTAAATCTAAACAAAATCACAAGTGGTAGTGTTAGTGCGTCAATATCACCAGATAGAGGTTTAGAGGTTAATACCGATTTAAATGTTGCGGGTATTATTACTGCAAGAGAAATCCATACATCAATTGTTACTTCATCAGTTCTTTTTGAATCTGGCTCAACAATATTTGGTAACACTTTAGATGATACTCACCAAATTACAGGTTCGGCTAGTGTTACGGGTTCATTATCATTAAATGGACAACTTGTTGAAACAAATAGATTATCGGTTACCACATTCAATTCTTACACGTCAAGTATCAATCCAAGAATTGATGCGTTAGAAATCTCAACATCAAGTTTGAATGGTTTTACAAGTTCGATTAATACAACAATCAAAAACAAATTAAATTCAGACGGTGTAATTTCTGGTTCCTCACAAGTTATCTATAGTGGATTAACAGGAATACCTTCAAGTATTGTTAGTGGGTCAGTACAAGTCAACATTACAGGAACAACAGGATACTCAACATTCAGTTCAAGTTTATCATCGAGTATTAATAGTTTATCAGCATCAATTGCAACAACCGATTCTAATCAAAATGGTAGATTAAATTCTATAGAAGGTGTAACAGGGTCTATTAGTTTACTTAACACCTATACAGGTAGTAACAACACAGTAATAGGAACTTTACAAACTGCAACAAGTAGTTTGAACTCATATACAAGTAGTAACACTACAAATATAAATGCAATTCATACTGCAACTAGTTCATTAAATACATTTACATCAAGTGCTACAGGTAGATTAACATCCATTGAAGGCGTAACCGGTTCAATTGGTGCACTTAATACTTACACCGGTAGTAACAACACGGTTATTGGTACGTTACAAACATCCACAGGAAGTTTGAACACGTTTACTAGTTCACAAATTACTCATAATAATGCTGTTAACACATCAACTAGTTCATTAAATTCTTACACATCAAGTGCATCGAATAGATTAGTTGCGTTGGAAACATCTACAGGAAGTTTGAACTCATATACAAGTAGTAACACTACAAATATAAACTCAATTCAAACTTCAACAGGAAGTTTGAATGCTTTTACATCAAGTGCGGGTGGAAGAATAACTTCATTAGAAAGTGCAAGTAGTAGTATTAGAAGTGACTTTAATAGTTTTACAAGTTCCAATAACACAGTTGAGACAACTCAGAACAGTAGACTAACGTCTATTGAAGGAGTTACAGGTTCGATATCAATTTTAAACACATATACAGGTTCAAACAATACAGTAATAGGAACATTACAAACTGCGACGAGTAGTTTAAATACTTTTACATCGAGTGCTACAGGTAGACTAACATCACTTGAATCAGCAAGTTCTTCAATTAGAACAGATTTTAATTCATTTACGAGTTCTAATAATTCAATTGAGGCGACTCAGAATAGTAGACTAACATCACTTGAAACAACAACAGGTAGTTTAAATTCATATACAAGTAGTAACACTACAAATATAAACTCAATTCACACCGCAACTGCAAGCTTGAATTCATTCTCTTCAAGTGCTGGTGGTAGATTAACTTCTATTGAGGGCGTAACCGGTTCAATTGCTGCGTTGAATACTTACACAGGTTCGAACAACACCTCAATCAATGCGTTGAATTCTTACACGAGTAGTAACACTACTAATATTAATGCGATTCATACCGCAACAAGTAGTTTGAATAGTTTCACAAGCAGTGCTTCGGGTAGATTAACCGCGTTAGAAACTGCATCAAGTAGTTTAAATTCTTACACAAGTAGTAACACAACCGCAATTACTGCGTTGAATTCATTTACCACATCATTTAATACGGCATTTGGTTTAAGTGGTGCAAACGTCACCGTTAAAGGTAATTTAACCGTACAAGGTTCCACTACTCAAGTAGATTCAACAACTGTTAATATTGGTGATAATATTATTCAATTAAATGGTACAGGTGCAACTAATGCGGGTATCGTTGTAAGAGATGCAACATCACCAACACTTACTTCGGGTTCATTTCTTTGGGATTCAACAAACGATAAGTGGGTTGCTGGTCCGTTAGGTTCCGAAGATGAGGTTGTGTTAAAGACAGCATCACAAGCATTAACAAACAAAACAATTAGTGGAGGTTCTAACACGTTAACAAATATCGCTAATGCTTCACTTACAAATAGTTCAATATCAATTGCGGGTACAAGTACATCATTAGGTGGTTCAATAACCGCAGCGACAATACTAACATCCACAGGTGTTTGGTCAGGTTCGGCTCAATTACCCGCAGGAGTTATAAGTGGTTCCGCTCAGGTAATTGCTAATTTACCCGCAGGAACGGTGTCAGGGTCATCACAAGTATTAAGTGGAACTGGCATTTGGTCGGGTTCTGCACAATTACCATCAGGAGTGGTATCAGGTTCGTCACAAATTACTTTCTTAAGTATTAGTAGTATACCAAGTGGTTTAGTGTCAGGTAGTTCACAGGTATTAGCAGGAACAACAATACATTCGGGTAGTTTCTTTAACGGAATTTCTGTTGTATCAGGCTCCGCACAGATTTCATTTAATGGTATAACTGATAAACCGGCATTAGTGTCTGGTAGCTCACAAATTACTTTCTTAAGTATTAGTAGTATACCAAGTGGTTTAGTGTCAGGTAGTTCACAAATTACATTAACAAGTACACAAGTTACCAATGGTTTAGGATACACACCATATAACGCAACCAATCCAAATGGATATATTAGTTCATACACTGAAACTGATACACTGGCGTCGGTAACCGCACGTGGGGCAAGTTCGTCCACACAAATTACTCTTTCGGGTAAGTTAAGAATGAGTTCTGATTTAGGTGTAGATGCAGGTAATGCATTATATTTTGGTAGGGAAGAATCTTTTGGTGGTTCTAATACAGGCGGTGACGATTATGGTTATATAACATTTGATAATAACAGTACAACTTATAGTGATGCTGGCGGTACTGAAAGGTCAGTACTTAGAATAGGTACATCTAATGATGGTGTAGGTAATGTGGAAGATAACTTAGCCCTTGAATCTACCGCCAACATATATTTAAATCCTGCAGGTGTCATATATCGTGGTAATAAAGCAACAAGATATACAATTTGGGATTCGGGTAACTTAACTAACCTTAATCAATTAACAAACGGACCTGGTTATATAACAGGAATTTCATTTGCAAACGTTTCATCTAAACCAACAACGATTAGTGGTTACGGAATTACGGATGCTATTACAACAAGTAATATTGGTTCACAATCTGTATCATACGCAACAACCGCAGGTTCACTAACCAGTATGAACATATCTCAGTTTACAAACAACTCTGGTTATTTAACAAGCGTAACAAATATTAGTGGTACTGCAGGTAGTGAAACTCTCGCAACCGTTACAGGAAGAGGTGCGAGCACAAGTACCGCAATTTCTATTAATAATACTTTGACGGTTACAAGTGGAAGGGTTATTGCCAGAACAGGTGGTGCGAATACCTATGGTATATTTTCTGGTTATGATAATAATAACCATATGATGACATTTAGAGCCGCGGTTTCGGGACCTACAGCAACACCAACTGTTACTGCTGGACACCAAACGACATTTATTGAATATGCCGAAGCGGGAGATGTAACAGGTTGGTTTTTTAAATCTTCATCTTCAACTAACTATGAAGAAATTGCTAGAATTACTAGAACTGGTATTAATTGGAACGGAAATACAGTTTATCACTCAGGTAATATACCTACGTGGAACCAAAATACCACAGGAACGGCATCTAACATTACTGCATATACAATTAATCAAAGTGTCGGTACCGGCAACTCCCCAACATTTGCTGGAGTATCAGCATCACAAGTGGCAGCAACATCTACGGCAGATGCTACTGGATTATCACTTAGAAGTACCTCGGAAGTTTTAAGTGGTGAAGGATGGTGTACCGCATTATATTGTTATAATAATAATGATGGTTTCTTAGTGGTAGGTAGAGATGCAAGTGCCAATGCTCGACCTGTTTTCCACGTAGGTGGTTTTAACAACGCAGGACACGGAGGTTGGAGTGACGGAGATGCAATGGTTACTTTAGTTAGAATGGACGGAGTTAAAACCACGGGTAGTGCTAATTCATATAGAGGTTTATCTAACTCATCATATTATTCTAATATTGTAAAAACAACATCAAGAACCGAGTTTAAAGATTCACAAGGAGCACACTATTTCAACGGCACATTAACGACCGGTGGTAATATGACAGTTGGTGGTACGTTAACAGAAAACTCATCAATCCGATATAAGAAAGATATTGAAACCATTAGTTACGGTCTGGATAAAGTTTTACAATTAAGAGGTGTTACTTACGTTAAAAAAGAGAATAACGTTAAAGAAATGGGTGTTATTGCTGAAGAAATTGCCGAAATTTTACCTGATGTGGTACTTTACGATTCAGAAGGTAAAGTAGATTCCGTATCTTATGGTAGAATTACTGCAGTGTTAATCGAGGCGATAAAAGATTTGAAAAAAGAAATAAACGAATTAAAGAATAATGGCTAATTTTTTAGCAAATACGAGACCAGCACCTGGCGTTCAGTTGGGATTTTTTAGAGATAGGTATTATGGTGGAAACAATTATTTTCACTATAAAACAAACATCAATATGAACAATATTATGTGCACTATTGAAGCTGTTGGTTATGCGTATGGTGCAAATCAAGCCATTAGAGCCGCTTGGAGTTTTTACGCTTACGCTGGTTCTAATTCAACAATACAAATCGGGACATCAAATGTTTACGGTGGTCTAAGTGCACACGGAGTTTACACATCATCAGATGGATATGTAGTTATAAGAGCAAACTGTGCATCGTACTTTAGTGGATGGATTCTTAATGCGTATTGTTTAAATCCAACAGGATATAATTTTGTAGTTAGTGTAACAGCTAGCGTTCAAACAGATAATGCAGGAAACTACTACTAATGGCTAATTTACAAGGAACTGGAATATATCCTGAAAATGGTTACTTAGAACAACTTGGAATATATAATGTTGCCAATTTGTCGTCGGGAGGTGGTCAATATTATCATATGAAATTGAACATCACCCACCAATCGTATGTTATGATTATGATTGAAGCCATTGGATACAACTATGGAACATCAGCACCTATTAGATGTGCTTGGAATTTTTATTGTTACGACTATTTTTTCGGTAATGTTCAAAACTCAGCATATAATGGAATGACGGCACATAGTCATTATGTTGCCTCGGATAATAAAATTGTTATTGTGGGATATGCTAGTAGTTTATATTATTGCGGGTTTACGTTAAATGCGTACAATACCGCAGGAAATGGTTATGGAACCATAACGTCCGTAGTATCTGCGGTTCAAACATCAGCGGCAACATATTATTAAACTATGGCAATATTAACACCACCATTTAGAATAGGTTCAGTAAGTAGTTGGTACTTTCAACAAAAGTACATCTACACTTTTAATACCACTGCGGGTAGTCCATTGTATATTCATATGAAGACTAATTTAATTGGTGCAACAACATATAATATGTGGATGTTCGAAGCGGTTGGTTATAATTACGGAGTTGCAGCACCTATCAGATGTTCTTGGGGTTTTCACATTAGTACTGCAGGTATGCCGTATACTAATGGTTTCCTTTACAATATAGGTTTGAGAAATCAGTACCCTGGTATGTCTGCGCACGGAGTTTATATTGCGTCTGATGGATATATTGTATTGAGAGCATATGCAAATGGTAGTAATTATTATAACGGATTTACATTGAATGCATACGCAACAAGAAGTGATGTAACCCAATCAAATGTAAGTATAATCGCAGCCGTTCAAACAAGTGATAGTGGTAACTATTATGGAGGACCGGTACAATAAAATTAAAAATATATGAGAAGATTTATTGATAATTTAGGAGTGTTTCATTTATTACTTGATGGTGAAACACCACAAGAAACTTGGACAGAGGTCATTGACCAATATAAAAGATATAGAGCACCAAATGGTGATATCCATACTATATTATTCGATGCAGAACCTGAAGAAGACTGGGTTGAAGATAATATTGAATATATGCCGTACCCTGACCCTTCATATGTCCCACCATACGGTGCATTAAGAAAGATGAGTTATCCTGATTTAGGAGAACAATTGGATATGTTATGGCACGAAATAAATGAAAATGGTTCGATATCATCTTCAGGACAATGGTTTCAATCTATCAGTGATGTTAAAACTCAGTTTCCTAAGGACGAAGAATAACATTGACATTTATAAAAATTTTTAGTATAATTAATTTATGGAAAAGATATCATTAAAATTAAAAGACGTACTTCAATTAGAAAGTGAAATTAACGGATTTACTAATCCTGAGACTGGTGAAAAATATTATGAAGGATTTATAAATCAAAAATTATCAATCATCTTAAAATACGATTTGACTGAAACTACTAAATTTTTAGAAACTGAAAGAAAAAAAGTAGATGGATTGAGAGATGAATTAGTGACCAAATATGGTAAGATGGACAATAATGGTAGAATTGTTGTTAATATGCATATTTTCGAAAAAGACGAAAATGGTGTCATTATCTCAAAAAAATTAAATCCCGATTACTTAGAATTTGAAAAGGAATACACCCAATTATTAGATAAAGAGATTGAGGTAGAATACCCCGAAATTACAAAAGAGGATTTAGTAAATGCAGGAAAAACAAAAGACAATTACATAGTTTTATTCAGACTAATAAAAAATAAGGAGGTTAAATAACCTCCTTTCTTATTTCTATCATCATATTACCAATTTGATATTCACCCACCTCATAGTAGGGTATCGACAACCTCAATTTATGTAAGGTTCTAATATCCATATCATCAAATGGTGCAGTTTCATAAATCATCACATCTACGTTATCTGTGAACGTAAATTTCGACCTTAAATCATAACGGGTATTCTTCTGTTCATTTTCAATATAGTCCTCGGGAATTGTCCCTATTTCGATTTTATCGAAGAATGGTTCAATCTCCATAAAACGATTTCTATTGTTGGTGGTTAAACCCATTGTGAAGATTTTATACTTAAAGTTCTTCTCTTCCCAATATCTTAGTTCATTGAATGCTGAGAATGGTATTCCCCACTTCCTAACAAAGTTTCTATTGGATGATACTTCGATGATTCTTCTATCAACTCTCATATCATCACTGAATCTTGAAGTCTGCGAAACAAAATGATAAACAATTGCAGAGTCACAAGTCTTTAGTTCATAACCTTTTAGTTTCGCACGAACCAAGAAATCGTCATCTTCACAGAAACACGGAACAAAACTAAACCCATCAAAACCACCCACATCATTAAACATCTTTTTAGTTCCGCTCATAAAGAATACTGCACCATCATATAGGTTCTTACTATCCTTCCACTGATTAACGTAATTGTTGAAATGAAAATAATCAAAGTCATCAAAACTAGAACCTAAATTCAATAATACTTTACCTGGTCTTAAGTGACCTTTGAATATTGGAGGCTCTACTGTGGTGTAAGAGATGATAGTATTTGGATTCTCATCCAATAACGATTCTAAGTTCTCAAGAAAGTATTCACCTAAAATCATATCGTTATGAATCAATACTAATTTATCAGTGTCAACTAACTTGATTCCTGCGTTATATGTGTCCGAGAATGTTATTCTATCATCATCGTGTATGAATGATAAGTTATCATCATTTAATGACTCTAACCACTCTTTCGTTCCATCACTTGAACCGCCACTACTAATTACAAATGGTGCTTCAGGATATAACAGACGAACCCTCTCATAACATTTTTTTGTTAGGTCTAATTTATTGTAGACCGCCATTACTAATGATATACTCATCTTATTTTACTTATTACGTTCGACCAAGCAATTCCGTCTTCTCTAATAACAGGACTAAACTCAGCTTTTAATACCGTTTTTGATATATGTCCACCCATTTTCCAGTTTAACATTTGAAATGCTTGTTTAGGTCCTTTGTGAATTAAAAAATTATCACCATACCATACTTTTAATTCTTCAGGTATAGGTCGATATGAATTTTTATGTATGAAGAATAAACAAGCAAACCCACCAATCAATTGATAAATTGGAGTTAATAAAAATCTACCCTTAGGTTCTGTCCAACACCCATCACCTAATCCAATGATACCCTTATCTTCAGTTATGCTATCGTGAATTTTATCAAGTAAAGACCAGTCAGTTGTTATGTCATCATTAAGAAACATTAACTTATCTTCTTTTGCAATTGAATAACCTTTATTCCAAGCGGGATTCACATATGTGTTTCTACCTTCTTTAATGTAAACTAATTTTGGTATTTCTTCTTTTATGTGAATCTCATCATCATTTGTGTTATCAATCAAAATCAATTCACTAACTAAAGGATGTGAAGTAACTTCTTTAACTAGTTCAACAACACCATCAGGCACGAACATCGTCGGCATTATTACACTTATCATATATTATTTTTTATTTTTCCAAAATGAATAAATTCCTTTATCTAACTCATAGAACGGCCAAACAAACCTTTCTCTTATAGGTTGTTGTTTTGCCCAATCCCACATCTTTGTTAGTCCCTCTTTTAAATCCGTTTTAAACTCAAAATCTAATAGGTCTATCGATTTTTGCCAAGTAGGTATTGAATGTTTAACTTCGTGTCTTTGTTCATAATATTGAACAGAACCACCACCAACAACTTCTCTTAATATTTCGTTAGCTTCATTGATTGAATATTCTTTGATACCACCAAGATTTATAATTTGTTTACTTGCTCTAATATCTTGAGACGCTTTCCATAATGGTCCAAGACTATCATCAATATAACTAAATGCTCTTGTTTGTGTACCATCACCAAAGATTGTCATCGGTTCACCAATCATATGTTGATACATCCAAATACCCAATACGTTTCTATACTTGTCCCATATGTTTTGTTTAACTCCAAATACATTATGAGGACGAATGATACACCAATCTAATCCGTGTTGTTCACCAGCAATTTGAATATCCATTTCACAACCATACTTAGCAACACCATATGGGTCAATAGGTTTAGGTACTTGAACCTCATCAAACATATTACCGTCTTGGTGACCATACACCGCTAACGTTGATGTAAACACTAAACGTTTAACATCGTGTTTGATACATTGTGTTATGATTCTCGATGTTGCAACTAAATTGTTTTGATAGTTGTAAGTTCGAATGAATGGTGATAACCCTTCTGCTGCGTATGCTGCAAAGTGATAAACGTAATCAAACTTATGAACCTCGAAACAATTTTCAATTGGATGTTCAACCAAATTCATTTGCCAAAACTCAACCTTTGGGTTTACATTTTCTTTGTAACCACCACTCAAATCATCCATACCGACTATGTGTACATCTGGATGATTCTCAGCAATATAGTCTGCTAATCTTGACCCTAATAATCCTGCAACTCCTGTTATTAATATCTTCATTTTATAATGTTATGTAAAAGTTATTTTGTTTTTCTTGCCTTTCAATTTTTTTATGATGGATTATACAAAAATCTTCACTATCAGGTAACGAGGTAATTGTTTCGGCACCCATAATTCTTTCGTGAACATTACCAAACCATTTTAAATTCTTCCTGAATATTCTACCCTGTTTATCGGGAAAGTTTATCCAACCCTTTTGGTTTACACTCCAACCCCACTTCCTTATGTGTTCATCAGTTATCCCATCAACTATGTTTATTCTTGATAGATAATATAAATCAACCTCAGGATTAGTTTCGAGTATCGGTTTAATGTTTAACATAAACATTTCACCAATCAACTCATCAGCATCCAATTGGAATATGTAATCACCTTTACAATAGTCAGATAATTTGTTCTTCCAATCTGCAAAGTTATTTCCAAAATCTAATCCTCTCCAAGTCTGTACATTCGGTAATTTATTAAAATTTAACAAATATTCAAGTACTTCAGGAGAACCATTTTTCTCATCAAAAAGAATTACCACTTCATCATTGATTCCTTTTTTCTCAATCAGGAAAGGTAACAATCTTTTGATTTCGTCTAATTCATTACAAACTGTAATTGCGTAACTTAATATCATATTTTATGCTCTTTGATTAAATCCTCCGTTTATTCTTCTTGTTAGTTGATTCACAATGTCGTTATCAATTTCACGAGAAATTGTTTCAGAAAGTGCTCTCGATAATTCTGATACAATATCAGTATAATTGACACCATCATCCACTAATTCTGGTCTCCAATCTACACGTAACACTCTTGCCTTTTTAGGAATACCTCGAAAAAATTTAAATTCACTAACCATTTTGAATCTCCCTTGCAAATAATTTAAATGTTGAACCTTCATTACTTGTAAATGTTACATTACCATTGGGACTCGGTGATAAACGAATGGTACATTCATTAGGACCCGTGGCAAACACTGTAGGTTCATTATCACCAAATTGAAAACAAAACTCAACATTTTCAGGATAGTACGCCGCTCGACTTAATGTTAAAATTTGTGTCGGTTCTAAATCTGAAAATAAACTATTATTATCCCTTAAAAATTTAAACGACATTACTTAATTTTTGTAAGTTTTGGTAAAACCAAATTATGTTCTTTAGGTTGAACGGTATATGGTTTAATCAAATTCATAAACACATCTTTCATTTTTTCCATTGAGAACTTTTCTTTATTTTCTTCTCTTAGTGTTTCAGATTTTTCTTTGAATTTGTCATAATCATTTTTAACTAATCTTAACACTTCTGCGAACTCATTATAGTTTGCGGTAAACCATTTAGACCCTCTTAGTATAAAACTATCAGCAGCACTTTCGTGTACATCAGTTAATGAACCACCAATCATAATCGCTTTATCCATTGGTAAGAAATCTTTATGACCTGACCAGTTAGACGCTATGATTGGCTTTCCTGTCATTGAAAATTCTAATAGAGGTCTACCAAAACCTTCACCCTTTGTGATTGATACCATCGATTTAATCTTAGGATGATTATACAATTCATTCATTTCTTGATTAGTTAATTCACCAAACAATAGATAAACGGATGGAGGATTATCATATCCTTTTGTTAACTCTTCAATCTTTCTTCTCATATTCTCACGTTCTTTAATTGAGAATGTTGCCGAAGAAGTCTTAAGTATAAGTGCAGGTTTATCTTCAATATCTTTGAATGATTCCATAAAACATTTAATCATCATTCCCACATCCTTTCTATCTTGACCAAGTGAACCCTTTAACCAATGACCAACAAACAAGTACGCAAAATCTTCTTTGATATCCAAATCAATACCATTATATTCATTATTGAATGTAGAAACATCAACACCTTCAAATAGAACTTCTATCGGTTTTTGTATCTTATGTTGTTTAATTAATTTTCCTGTGTTGTTTTCATTCTCATTGTATACAGTTGATAACAACACTTCTTTTGAGAACTTTGATGTCGTTATAACTAAATCCATTCTATTACAACCATCAATCCACTCTTTAGGTGCAACTGTAGTTTCGATTCCTGCAGTTATACCAACATTAAACTTACCTCTCCTTTCAAATTCATTAGGTACAGTTACTTGAACATAAAAATCAGAGGTAACACCGGCAGGGTTAATTATGTTAGATTCAATCCACATATGAAACTGATTATCTTTTTCTAACGCAGTCATCGGAGTTGACCCCCACATACAACTATCTATCTTAATCTCAAACAAATCCATTTCATATAATGCTTGCAACAAATCTCTTGAATGTGCACCATATCCACTTCTTGTTTTTACAGGTCCTCTAAATAATAAAAATGGTTTCATATTATACTATCTTATATAAGTCAAATCTTTTTCTTGGTTTATAGTTTTCAAAAACTCTTTCAATACCTTCAATCAATGAGTTATTCATAATGTCTGAAGATAAATTCTCAATCATAAATTCTCTACCTAACAAACCTCTTCTTTTTCTCTCTTCCTTACCCCAAGAATAAACTGTGGCAATTTTATTTGCGACCTCATCATCATTAACTCTATCGTCAAAGATGTAAGGTGTGGGCACTGAACCATTTAAGTTAATTGCTGCCGGCCAAATAGGAAGAACCCATTCACCGTGTAATGTTGAACCGTGCGTCTTCTTATCGTGTAGAGTACCAAATGTAATGTAGTCATCGGCACTATAATTAAATCCACATTGGTCTTGTAAACCACCAGTCACATTTACAATGATTGGTGTACCTGCCATTAATGATTCTGCAGTTGTTAAACCAAACCCTTCGTTGTTTGCTATGTTAATGGTACAATCAACAAGATTGTAAATTTCATTTAACTTATCTTGTTCTAATTTTAAACCTGTGAACTTAACATCATAAGGACACAACGCATCAATCACAGCAGGTAAATCAGTTCCGTTCTCATCAACAGCAGCTGTGTGCATTAATAATAAACATTTGTCCGATTGTTCTTTTGGTAATTTATCACAGAATAATTTATAAGAGTAGATTACATCCGATGGTTGTTTTCTTCTTATGTTTCTGTTGTTATAGAATAACACAAAATCATATTCCTTGTCACCAAACATTAGTTTTTTAATATCATCACTAACATCATCTAAAGGTTTGAATACTTTTGGATTGATTCCGTGAGGTACATAACTAATTTGCCAATCTTCCAATGGTTTATGTGTAACCTCATCAATCATTTTACCAACTCGATGAACAATACCATAAGTTTGTTTAGATATACAACCAACCCAATCACAACTCTCGTAGTAATCTCTGTTGTACTTTGGGTCAGGTAAATCATCCCAAATGTGATAATACAATATCGGAACTTGTTGTCTTATCTCGTGTTCATTATCATATAACCATTGCCAATAATGTGGGTCAGTAAAATGTAAGATTGCGTCTGGTTTTTCAATTGCTAATAATGTTCTTAAAATATTAATATCACCATAACCGTGGCTAGGATATATTTTAAGATTTGCATCTTCAATACCTGTTCTATCTCTCACATCTTGATTTACATCCACCACTTTACCAAACTCAGGATGTTGAATTGCAGCACCCAACTGTACCCAATCGTACTTGTGAATTGTCCCCAACACAAGTTCCCTTGACATAGTAGATATACCTGATGTCATTCTCAAATCATCAGATAATAATAATATCTTTTTTTTCATTAATTAAAACTTTGAACCGCTAGATGCTAACCCATTATGATTGTCAATCTTGTCTTTGAAATCTTCACTTTTAGTATATAAATCTAAAGACCTGTTTACGAGTTTTTGTAGGTTGATTGAACCATCAATCGATTTAATTTTGAATTTTTTATAAACATCATCTAAAATGTTTACACTAGTTAATTTAACTTCAGCTTTCATATTTGTATATAAATTTTTATATATTATATAGATAAAAAATATCGGACAGAAGTCCGATATTGTTAACTTTATTGAGGTTCTTCTGATGAATTAATCTCTCTTAACTTATTAGCAATTTCATTGATAAGAGTACTTTGTTCTTCAGTGACAGGACCTAATTCGGTAGATGTAGTTTCTTCCGAAAAGTTTATTTGTACTTCAACCGGTAGAGGTGTGTTTTGTGGTTGAACATTTCTTTTTTTACATCCGCATCCCATATTGTTTTCTTTTTATATAAATATTTTGGTTTATTGTTTTTTATTCACTATATTTTAATAAAATCTAACAAAGATTTATTTAAAAATCAAGTGAATATGAAAATAGGTGTAACAGGGTGTTCACATAGTTCAAGAAATTACGGAGGAGAACCTTGGTGGTTTCATATGGGTGAAACTCTAAATGCGGAAATTATTGATTCCTCATCGAGAGGAGGGTCAAATGAAGTTAATATTGAGAAAGTAAAATACATTATTGAAAACAATCCCGACTTAGATTTATTCGTTTTTCAATTAACTCACCCCGCTAGAACTATGATGGGAGCTTCGATGATTAAATCCGATGAAAGGGGATTACATTCACCATCAAACGTGAACGGTGTTAAGTATTTTAACTTCACCACAATGAGGAATGAAAAGGCGTTTGAAACTGAATTTAGTAAATGGTACGATACTAATAAAGTTTTAGATTTTATCTATCAACAATCCATAATTTCAAAATATAATCTCGAAATTAAGATTCTACATACAATATTGTTAGTACATCACATTTGTGAATCATATGGTAAAAAAGTGATATTCTTTAGTTGGTACGAGGACATCCATCAATTGGCTGAAAAATCAGGTTATTTGGAATTGATAAAAAAAATACGTATACTTTATGGTACAGTTGATGACTTCACAAAAAACAATAATGTACCACCAATAGCGAAGGACTCACATTTTGGAAATGAATCACAAAAAATAATATTCGATAATTTCATATACCCACAACTTAAAAACTTAATTTAAAATGGAAAAAGACTTTAAACCAGTCAAAAGTGTTTACACATCTAACTTTGAGGCGATTAGAAACATTATGGATTTGTACAAAATCGAAAGATTCGATTTGGATTGTACCTATTCGAAAGGTAATTTTTGGAAAGACTTACCAGGCCCAACATACAAAAGTGATTTATTCCCTGTAAATGAGTCAGTTGTAGAGGCCGACTCTGAGAACTTACCATTTGAGAACAACTCAATGAAGAGTATTATGTACGACCCGCCATTCGTGGTTGCGGGAGCATCGTATAAAGGTAATAAGGAAGGTAGCTCCATTATTGCGAAGAGATTTGAGGGTTACACAACATATAATGACTTGAAAGTCAATTACTTCAACACTTTAAAGGAATTGTATAGAATTTGTGATAAAGGTGGATATGTGGTAATGAAATGTCAGGACACTGTATCAGGTGGTAAGAACCACTTCACCCATTGTTTAATTATGAATATGGCTTTACAGATTGGATTTTACCCGAGAGATATGTTTGTACTTACTTCCAATGTGAGAATCAATAGTTTTGGTACTAAATGGACTAAACAAGAACACGCCAGAAAATATCATAGTTACTTTTGGGTATTTGAAAAGGTAAAACCAAAAGTTAAGTACGATTTTATAAATGCGGTTGATAGTTTTATTGAACAGGATTCTGTGGAGTCCCAAGATACATTTTAACTTTATCACCAATTTTGAAATTGGAACAGGTTCCTGATGGGAATTCGATTACGTGGTCACCGATACCCCTGTATCTTTTATCACAATCGTCCTCACAAGGTTGACAATCACGATGTATGTTACTTATTCTGTTTTTATTAACAAAAACAATATCAAGTGGTATTAGACACTTCTTCATCCAAAATGAATGTGTCCCCATACCCATTTTAAACACCATACACCCGTTTAGGGACTCTCTACCCATCATACCTCTTTGTAGTTCGTCTGGTTGGGATAGATACTCTGCAGGAAATGTTTGGTTGTTAATTAAGACTGACATACCTATAATTATTTGGTTTTCTCAAAATAAATTCGTAATATTAAATTATGGCAAGTATTTTTAATAATTTTTTGGAATATAGGACATCCCAAGAGTTGGATACCTATTTGGTTGATAAGTTGGATAAGGAGACTGCACTCAAAATTATAGAACTCTCAATTGAGACTTTACAGGGTCAGGGTGCCTATACTTTGGCCGAGTCACACACATTGTACAAATGTTTAAATAAATTAAAAGAAGAAACTAAAAACGTAGATAATGATTGATTTAACGGCAGAAATGGAAAATTACAACAAGGTAAAAGACATTGTACTTGCGAAACTTGTTGACGAAGGTTTATTGGACCAAGATGATGCAGATGAATTTTCTGACAGATGTCAAGTTCTTGCATATAAAGGTAAATGGTTTAGTAAATGGTTTGATAAGAATATGAAGACCGAAACTAACAGCTCTGATACCTATTATATCCGTATGATTGAAATGAGAGAGAAGGAAGATGAGGTGGACCGATTATTAAGAAGAACAACAGGAAATTACGGTGATGATGATTAAAAATTATCTTCTAATCTTATTTTTTCAAATTATGTTTAATATCTTCAAAGTTATGGAGATTAAGTACACATATGAAAACAAGATTAGAAGTTTATTACTTAATAGTGTTTGGACAAGTTTAGTGTCGTTAGGTGCAACATATTATTCCTTGGACAGTTTATTCAAAGGAGATTATCTCGGAGTAGTATTTTACATCATTGGGAGTATCATAGGTAAATGGTTTGCAATGGTACACTACGAAAAAACAAAAGAAAAACTAAAACCACTTTTCAAAAAGAAAGATGATTAAAGAACCAAAATACCTAACTGATTTTTTTATATATAAAAAGAAACATCATTGGTTTATGATACCAACAATTGTTTTCTTTTACAATAAAGAAACTTTTTTTGAGACCGGTATATCGATGCCAGCGTGTGGTTTATCGTTTAGATGGTTAACATTTTTTATGGGTGTACAAATACAAAAAAATGCATACTACAAAAAATAAGTTGTGGTGTTTTGGTGATAGCTATACACAAAGATATAACCCAAACGTCGATTGGTGTAAAAGTTACATCGATTATAAAGGTTATTTACCAAAAGTTTATTGTGATTTTTTAGGTGAAAAATTGGGGATTGAAAGTGAGAACTTAGGAGTTGGGGGATATGATAATTATTCTATTTTCGGAACCTTGTGTAATAACGTACATAGAATTAAAGAAAATGATATTGTAATTATTGGTTGGTCGAGTGTGATTAGATTTAGACTTGCAGCTAAAGATGGTGATTGGGTGAAATTTGTACCTGGCACCGTAACGGATTATCACATCACTCATCACACCGATATGTCAAGAAACACGATTGAGGAAATTTTTGTTAATAGAGACAATCCAATCTATTATAGAGAAGTCAATAATTGGATTCATTTTATTAATCATACAATGAAGAAAAATAAAATAATTCATTGGACACCATTTGATGATAATGTTGATTTAAATGTACATAAGTTGTTAAAACTCGAGACAATAAAAATGGATAGTAATAATATTGTTAATGATAATCACTATGGTGAGAATGCACATAAAACTCTTACCAATATATTTTTTGAATTACTAAAAGATAAATTAATATGAAAAATATAGCAATCAGACTTTCTATTGCAATAGTTGTAATAATGACTTTACTAATTATTACACTGAATAAACCGGACAATACACCTATAAAATCTGATTCGGTTTGTAATGAAGATTCATTACGAAATGAAGTAATTAATTTACAAGGACAATTAGAACAACTAGAGGATGGTTTTGATAAAAAAGAGAGGAGATATGAAGACGTACTTTTTGAATACGAATATGGTTTAGATAGGATAAAAGAAACCCATCCATCGGCATATAAAGAATTTCATAGAATTATATCACACAAAGAAAGATACACCAATCAAGATAAAATTGAAAACGAAAAAAGATTAAAGATTTATGAACACACTAGATAGTAAGTATCAAGAATTATTACAAGACATTTTAGATAACGGTGTTGTTAAAACCGACAGAACAGGTACTGGTACTATATCAGTATTTGGTCGTCAAATAAGACATCGAATGTCACAAGGGTTTCCATTACTTACAACCAAGAAGATGGCTTGGAAGACAATGGTGACTGAGTTGATTTGGTTCTTAAGTGGAAGTACCAACATCAAGTATCTGGTAATGAATGGATGTAACATTTGGAATGGTGACGCATTTAAGAACTATACTAAAAAAATTAATGACGTTATTGATGGATATAAGTGTGGTGATATAATGGGAATGCAACCACACATAGAAGAGTGGTTTAGTGATTCAGATAAATTAACACCATTAACTCAAGAAGAGTTTATTGATAAAATAAAAATGAATGATGAGTTTGCCGAACATTGGGGTGAGTTAGGCCCAATATATGGTAAACAATGGAGAAGTTGGTTAAAAGTTGGTGAAGAGATTGACCAAATTCAAAACCTAATCGATGAACTTAAATCAAATCCTGATAGTAGAAGATTAATGGTATCTGCTTGGAATGTTGGTGAGTTAAACCATATGATTCTTCCTCCTTGTCATTATGGGTTTCAAGTATACACTAGAGAGTTAACAGGAGAAGAAAGATGGGATTTGTTAAAGAAGAAAGTTGGTGATGAAAGGTTTCAATTGATGGTTGATGATGTAGTTCCATTCGGTGGAGGGTTAAGTGAAGAATTACAAGCGTACAATATCCCAAAAAGAGCAATTTCATTAATGTGGAATCAACGTTCAGTGGACACATTTTTAGGACTACCATTCAATATAGCATCATATGGTTTATTACTTATGATGATTGCGGATGAAATGAATATGGTACCCGATGAATTAATAGGGAATTTGGGAGATGTGCATTTATATAAGAACCACATAGAACAAGCAAAAGAACAAATAAAGAGAGAACCATTTGATTTACCGACGGTACACGTTAGAGATGGTATATTTTCATTTGGGGGTCGGGATGTGATATTAGAGAATTACCAATCACACTCAACAATTAAAGCACCAATAAGTAATTAAAATATGAATAAAAAATTTAAAGAAATAATATGGTTAATAATTGTTTTAACCCTATTAACAATATCGGCGTTTAGTCAGAATCAATTTTCTGATTATGTAAATTATCAAAAGTCACTGGTTGATGGTGATTATGTTTATGTTATGGTTAAAGGTAAAACTGAAATAATAACTTTAACTGATAGTGCAAAATTAGACGCCTTCATTAGAGATTGGTTAGGTGTTAAGTATAGACTAGGTGGTCGAACAAAAAGTGGGATTGACTGTTCCCAATTCACTAAAAGATTATACCGTGATGTTTACGGATTAGAATTAAAAGATGTTGCATATAAACAATGGTCACAAACTAATAGAATAACCAAGACTAATTTAATCATTGGTGATATCGTATTCTTTAATACTCGAATTAGCCCAAGTGGTTGGCATTGTGGAATTTACATTGGTAATGATAAATTTGTCCACGCAGCAAATAAAGCTGAAGGTGTTAAGATTAGTAGTTTAAGTGAACCAAAATATAAAAAATCATATAAAGGAGCTGGAAGACTATGATAACAAGAGAAAAAATATCGGAAATTAATCCTGACGCAATTCTATGGGACGAGTTAGACTTGGCCATTATCGGTTTTACACAGGAAGGTAGGGCAGTCTATGATATTAATAAACTGATATCCGAAACTCAAAGGATAAATGAGTTTACGTACGAAGATGCTTACGAATGGGTTGAATTCAACATACTAAATGCGTATGTTGGGGAGTACACACCGATTCACATATATCCGATAAACGAAGAAGATTAACGTCCTTGACCTTTGTATCTTTTTGGTTTTTGGTCTTTTGGACCATAAGATTTACGAGCTTTACCTGTACTTTTCTTACCAAATGATACCTTCATTGATGTAGAACTTCCCTTAGACTTTGCCATATATATAAAAGTTTTTAAATAAATAGTGATATTCCAGTTTTTTTCCTATATTTGAATTCTACTAATTATACACTTATATGAAAAAAGAAATTCTCGCTCAAAGATACTCTTTCACTGAAATTCACCCATACAGGGATTATTGTAAGCTTTCTGAAAAACCGAAAAACAACGCATTTAATACTTTCAAAGTAGATAATTGGGATTTCGACAGTGAATCTATGAATAATATATTCGTACGTTCATATAGTACTCATACAATTGAATTAGAGAATAAGTCGGAAATGAGAAAAAAGAACACTAAGTTTTTTTATTCTCCTGAATCTACCGGTATTAATGTACAATTAAATGGGTACTTCAAAAAAAACGGTGCATATTATACAAAAAATGATAGACAAATAAAACAACACTTTGGTAGAGCGTTCAGTTCTATTGAAACATATTATTACGAAAGGTCAATAGTTCAGAACGGGGATAAATTAACAATTAAAATGTATGCTCAAACAAAGAAGCGATTTGTAAATTGTAAGTACTTTAAAAAAGCAACGACCATCAATGGAATTTGTTTAAACTTAAAGACAGGTGATATCACAACATTTGATAAGGCGTACAATTCAAACGTAATGAAAGCCAGAAAGAATACTTTTGGTAATTTGTGGATGTCATTAGATTCTTTATTAACTCATTTTGGTGCTAGAGTAGATAAGTTTATTACTAATAACGATTTTAAAAGTTCAATAAAGATACAAAAAGAACTATCTGAAGAATTTAGTGATAAGGTTTTCTTTGAAACATTATACCATTTCTTCAATACCTTCCAAAACCATAAAACGACAGAACCAAATTATGGTGTGAAAAGGGATTCTAACCAATGGATATATAACAATTTAATCGACTTGTTCGTGATGATTAAAGGTATTAAAACACCCGATAATTACAGAAATTTAATTACGTTTTGTTACCCAACAAAACCCTTTCTTAAAAAGAACGATAATAAATTAGTTGCCGCAATATTAGATAGATTAGGAATTAAATCTAAACAAACAATTAAACTTCTACATAAAAATCCCGATATTGATATTACAAGTCTATTCAGATTAAAAAGATATTTTGGTGAGGAGATGTTTAAGTACCTATCAAATATTAATATTGATATTTTTTGTAAAAATATGTCAGATAAGACTATTTCACCTTACACTAATAATTTCTACAAAGAAAAGGTCACATACGATAACACGTTTTATTTAAATGATACCGAGAAATATAATCTAATTAAATTATTTAATGAGTATGCGACGGTAAATGAAAACAATCATCGAATGGATACCGTTTTAAACAGTCAGTTAAATCAGATTGATGACCATTTTTTAATGATTAAAAAGTTGAGGGATTATTATCCTGATATGATGTTGAGAGCTAAGAATTGGAAAGAGTTTCATAATGAACACTTAGAATTATCACGTCTTGACAGATTGATAAAAAAGGGTAGTGTAATTGAATATGTCTTTGATGAGAAACTAATTTCAATGATAAAAGAACCAATTAAAGTTTGGGAATTAGATGGTATCTATCCAAGTATGGAAAAATATAGAATGTACTATCCTGTGCTATTGAAACAGGAAATGGAATATTCTGAGGAGGGTTCACATATGCATCATTGTGTCGCATCATACTCCAATAAAGAATTATCTATAATTGTATCATTAAGAGCCGACAGTACAGTAGGTAGTGAAAGAGTCACTAATGAGTTCGATGTTAGAGATAAGACTTGTACACAATCAAGATATTTCTGTAATCAAGTACCACCAGAACACTTTGAGGACGCCTTGGACGCACTAAAAAGAAGAATTTCAAAATATAAGTATTCAATCAAGTCAATAGAAAAAAGAGTTATCCCATTAACTATCAATGGTATAGATGTTACAAAGACAACACTTCCTACTGATGATGTGTTAGGATTATTTTAACTACACAATGTAAATGTTATTCTCTACATTTTATGTAGATGATAACACACGAACATTATTTTCAAGAAAAGGTAGAGAGAAATAAACAATCAAGTTCAACTTGTGAATTAAGACTCGGTTCTGATGATACCACATTAGTTTACTACGCGGACTTCTACATTAACTACACCAGACTCGGTGATGGTAATAAATTAAGGTTTTGTCACGAATTAATAATCAATAAGGTAACAGGTGATATACAGGTAACTTATAGATTACAAAATGACCGCATAAAGAATGGTGAGGCTGTTAAATCAGTTTTAACAGTAAAAAAGAACAACTTCGATAAGTTGTGTGATTTAGTTGATAGGGGATTTTACTATGGTGAGAAAAGATTAAACTATTGGGGAGTCAAGTACAAAAGAATTACTGAGACCATCTTTACTCATATTAAAAATGAATTACTATTAAATGTAGATGATGAATTCATTAAGAACAAAACTTACGATGAGAAAACCAAAATCAATCCTTTATTTGATTTGATTGTTGATTTTCATTTACACAAAAAGGGAATTAAATTTCACGATAATGTTTATCTAAACATTATGGATGAGTACCCAAAAAAGAAATATCTTAAATTAAACGACAACAAGTTTTTACCATCAGTATTAGATTCATACGGCATTAAATCAAAGTACTTGGTGGGAGCGTTATCCTCAAACAAATATGGTAAAGTTAATATCAAATGTCTAAGTTTTCTTTGTAAATTGTTTGGTGACAACTATATTGAATACATCAAACGATTTGATTGGTGGTCAGTATGTAATGTTCAAAATACACCAAGAAAAACATTCGTATGTAAGAATGATGCGGAAAAGGAATCAGTAACAAAGGTTCTTGAGAAATGGATGTCAGATGATGATAGATTAGAAAGTCCCTTCAACGTTATTTACGATTTGTTTACCCTCAGACATTACTTAGAGGAAAGAGGATATGAATTAAAAATCAGGTTGAAGAAACCTGATGATATTGATTACTTAATAAGTGAATGGTCCTTACTTAAAAAACATTTGTCTCTTGGATATAAATTAAAATATAATATACCAGATGATGTTGTTAACGCAATTGAAGAACCGATTGTTCTTGGTGATAATGTTTACATACCAAAAGTAATTTTATCTGAAGATGATTTTATTCTCGAAGGAACATTGATGAAGAACTGTATGTCCAAACAATTTTTTCACGGAGCATTATACATTTACGTTGCATTATCATATGGTAGAAAAAGAATTAATTTACAATATCGAAGAGGTTCATTCGTACAAGCATATGGAAAAGCAAATACACCGGTCAACAAAGAAATATTCGATGATGCAATGGGAATTTTATGTGAACGTTTGAAAGAATATCCATATTTGGTGTGGAAAAAAGAGAAATACGAAATCATAACTAATTGATTTATAGTTGGTTATATGATATATTAAAAAAGATTTCAAAAAAATTTTCAATTTTATTTTTTTATTGTTAGATTTGTTTAACTAAACTATAACACAATGAAATACCTATCTGTCTGTAGTGGAATCGAAGCGGCAACTGTTGCTTGGTCACCACTTGGTTGGGAATGTAAAGGTGTATGTGACTTTGCAAAGTTCCCACAACAAGTTCTATCACATCACTACCCAAACACACCTTTATTTACTGACATTACTAAACTCAACACGAATGAAACGTACAAAAAAACAAAATTCGACTTATTGGTCGGAGGAACGCCTTGTCAATCTTTTTCCGATGCAGGACTCAACAAAGGAATGGATGATATCCGTGGTCAAATCGCCCTTAGCTATGGACAAATTCTTAAAGAAAAACGACCTAAGTGGTTCATTTGGGAAAATGTCGAAGGCGTTTTTAAAAGTCAACACAAAAAAGCCTTATGTGAAATCATCTCCTCTTTTACAGGAGTTGACTTCAGACCAGAAGACATCGAAAAACAAGGGGTTGTCCAAGGGGAAAACTATTCAATCGCTTATAGGGTTTTCGACTCGCAATACTTCGGAGTTCCCCAACGACGCAAAAGAATCTATATTGTCGGATATCGTGGAAAAGACTGGAGAGTCCCATTCTCAGTATTATTTGAAGAAGGATGTTTTGAAAGCGTTGAAGAAAAGAATAAACTCAAGAGGGATGAGTACACCAAAAATATTCTCGGACAAATTAAACTCGCTGGTACGGTAACCAAATCCTACGCAAGAACATTGGTTGATGGGTTTGGTAAAGTATCTACCTCAAACTATTGGGTAGATGATAATGGTATCAGAACATTTACTGAAAGAGAACTAGAAAGATTACAAGGGTTTCCCGATGGTTATTTAGATTTTGAAATCAACGGGAAAAAACCAAGTTATTCTAATGTAAAAGGTGCTGTGGGTAATTCAATGACAGTTAATGTTATGTATTGGATTGGTCAAAGAATAAATTTTATTCACAATTATTTGGAATCTTCAAAATAATTTAATATATTTTTATTATGAAAGCACTTACTTACGACCAAAGAACTCTTAACAAAGTATATGCAGAGTTAAGAAACAAAAAAGAAGACCTTAAAAGACAAGCTTCAGGTTTTCGTAAAGAATCTTTAAGATATCTTAAACTTGGAGATAACGAAAATTTTCAACTATCAAGTGAAGTTTCACTTGGTCTTGGGATGGCGGTCAATGAGGTTGATGAGATAATTTACACATTGAAGAAAAGTTTTAAAAAGAAAACAAATGCAGCCAAAAGAATCAAAAAGTAATTCACATTTTTGGATAAGTTTATTTAAGAGTGCGTTAAGATTAACCGCTTGTTGGTTTTTATTTAACGAGCAATTTGGTAACACTGCAATCCTATTAGGATTGGCGGAGATATTGGGAATTGTTGAAGAGTTATAAAACAAATAGTATGATAGAATTTATTAAAAATAATCAAAAGAATATCACAATGGGTGGTGCAATCGCTTTGTTGATTATCTGTTTCTTCCAACAAAAAGAATTAGCCAAATTAAGAGCTGAGAAAAATGTTAACATTGTTAAAGAAGTGGATTTAAAGAAAGCGGATTCATTAAAATCCATTTTGATAGAAACTAAAAAATAATAGTATGCCAGAATTTACAACCGAAATTGACATCGACCCGAGTGAATTTGTTGACTCTTGTAGTAAAAGAGAACTTACAAGATTAGTAGAAATCTTAGAAGAGGATGGACACATTGAACCACCCCAATCGAGTAAACAAAAAGGTACGGGTGTTCGCAGACCAAACATTAACGACCAACGTTTTTGGGATAGTCTTGATAAGTTAGCTAAGTGTAGAGACCTTCTTACAGTTACTGAAGAACAATTTATTAATAACTTGGCAGATAGATTCAAATACTTGCGTTAATGTTATCGATTGAAAAGAAAAGACTTCTTATCAATTTAAACGAAGAAAAACTTTTTAATCTTCTTAAAACTAAGTTGATTCCTGATTTGGAAAAGACTGACCAGTATAATCCGACGGATGCATTTAGTACTCTTAGAAAAAAAGTCTATGAGTTAAAGTGTAGACGAGCGGATTATTCTGATTTATTGATAGAAAAAATAAAATGGGATTCTCTTATTCAAAAGGGGTCTGTATATTATATTAACTCAACACCACAAGGTATTTTTTCATTTAATCTAAAAAAGATTGAAGAACCTGAATGGGTTATTGGTATGATGCCAAAAACAACTGAATTTGAGAATACTAATAAGATACCCAAAGTCGTGGGGTATCTTGACATATATAAGGACGGTAACGACATTACAAATTTACTTATATAATGAAGATTAAACATCCTTTAGTTAAAGGGAAAGTTAAAGAAATTAAACCAAAAATTTATTGCGTATTAGTCGATGACGACTATGACAGAGCAATGTTATTTTGCCGTTATCAAGAATTTTATGAATCTCCATACAAAGAGTTTAGAGGTAAAAAATTCAGTTGGATGGAGTATATGAGATTTTATAAAAGTGCTTGGAAGAAGAGGGTGTTCACATATCCTGAAGATTGGTCAGGTTATAACATCCCAAGTAATGTGGTGGAAAAGGGAATAGACACTTTTTATAAAGAAACCGAATACGACCATATTATGAACGACATTTATTTTTATTGTGCGAATGACTCGATGGAAAAGAATAGTGGGACAAGATGTAATTGGTATCTAATTGGTGCTAGTAGTAAAGACCTGAAAACTTTGGACCACGAAATCGCACACGGATTATATTACACTAATAAAGAATATAAGAAGGAAGTTGAAAAACTTATCAATAAGATAAAACCATCACATTACGAAAAGTTAAAAAAGAAATTAACGAAGATGGGATATGTGGATGACAAGAAAATTATTGATGATGAGATTAATGCATTTATGTCAACCGGTTTATATAATGGATTGGACACCAAAGAACTAAAAAAATACGAAAAAGAATTTATTAGAAATTTTAAAAAATTCTTATAAAAATACAAATTTCGTTATATATATGTAATGTAAAAAGACATATATGATTGAAAAGTTTGAACCCTACCACCAACATCTTTTAATGAAGATTTGGATTAAGAATCCCCCTAAAGAGGTAGAAGTTTTAAATAAATGGTTTGTTGACTTAGTTCACAAAGTTAAGATGGAGGTTGTTGGGGGACCAACAAGTGTTTATGTAGATTATCCTGGTAATGAAGGTTTAACAGGTACAGTAACTTTAGCAACATCACATTCATCAATACACATTTGGGACCACCACCAACCGGCAATGGCTCAATTTGACATTTACAGTTGTAAATGTTTCACATTACAAGACGTTATGGAACAGTTTGAACCTTGGGGAATCGTTGAAGCGGAGTGGGTTATGATTGATAGAAATAACTCACCAGCTATTATATCTGAAGGTAAATGGACACCGCAACCCGAACATATTGATTAACAGTTTCTTTTTTTTAGAAATTATTAGTATATTTGAATTATTAATTAAAATACTATGAAAGTTATTTTTTTAGACCACGACGGTGTTATATGTTTGGCAACCGAGTGGGGAGGTAGGGTTAAAAAACAACTTAAGGTAAAACGTAAGTTGAGTCAATCGGTATCATCTTTACCCGTTGATGTGAGATTTGATAATTTTAACAAGAAAGCTATTGAGGTATTAAACGAAATACTTGAAGAAACGGGTGCGGAAATTGTTGTCTCATCCGATTGGAAGAAATGGGCTGATGTTAAAGAAATGGGAGAGTACTATGAATCACAAGGAATCATAAAAAAACCAATAGGATTTACCAAGAGTGTATCTAATTGTACTTGTTATAATGAACACACATTTGCGTGGTCACCAAGATGGATGTTAGAACAGGAACGTTCAATCGAAATTACTCAATATCTACACGACCATCCTGAGATTACTCATTGGGTTGCCGTTGATGATTTAAATATGGGTATTCCACAAGTTCACGAATCGTGGGGGGATATGGAAATGGATTGGGGATTAAGTAATTTTGTACTAACACCTAAACGTATGGAAGGTATTAAGCAATCAGGTATTAAAGAGAAAATTTTAAACTACTTAACAGAAAACAAATGATGGAAAGTTATTTAATTGGAATTGGTTGCAGTTTTGGATTGGCAGCAATCATCTCATTTTTTTGGGTGAGAGGTATTGATTATATGCAAAAGAATCACCCTGATTATAAAGGTGAAGATTTCTTAGATTGGAATATCGAGAAACCTGAAAAACCTAAACAACAACATAAGAGAAATATGGATTCTCATTATGGGTATTAATTGTAATGTTTGCATATTTATATTATTATGAAAAGAACATTACTTGAGGAGATTACAAGAATACATACATTAACTTACGGAGTACTATCGGAAGATTTATTGGGTAAGGTAATGGAAGTAGCTTCAACTACAGGTACAACTCAAAACAACGCTGACCCAAAGAAAGCAGACACTGTGAAGGATGACCTGGCTAACTTCTATGAAACATTAGAGAAGGCGGCAGCCGGCGAAGGAATTACTCAACAAGAAAAAGGTTCAATATCATTTAAAAATGAAGTTGAATCGATGCAAATCGGTTTAAAATTATTAGGATACGAATTACCAAATTATGGTATTGATGGTTTATTTGGTCCTGAAACTGCAGCAGCAGTTCAAAAGTTTACAAATGATTATGTAACATCAGGTAGCACCAATACTCAATCAGGTAAAACAGTAAACGAAGCAGTAAACTTAACAAGTGCGGGTGGTGGTTCATTGATTGGTTATCCCGGTCAAGGTACTCATAGTGCTGAAGGATGGCCAAGTCATAACGCTTGGGACGTTGCAGCACCTGCAGGTACTGACGTTTATTCTATTTCAAATGGAACGGTTACGGGATTCGTTAAAGGTAGTGGTGGACTTAAAAAGGATGGTGTTAAAAAAATATATGGTGACCAAGTAAAAGTACAAAGTTCTGACGGTAAACCAGATGTTTTCTACACACACATTGAAAGTAATGTAAAAAAAGGAGACCAAGTAAAAGAGGGTGATGTTATTGGTAAGATTATGACATTGCCAGGTATGCCATCTCACGTTCACGTAGGTCTATCAAGTGGTAACTTAGCAGACTATGTAAATGGATTAACAAAGGCAACCGGTGGCTCAAAAGCGGCGGCGGGTGGTGGAAGTTCATTGAATATGGTTAAAGCTTCGAGGGAGATGTTACTTAAAATGATTGAACTTCTTAAACTTAAAAATATTACAAAAGAAGATATTGCAAAATTAAGTAATGCATCTATGAAAGGATTGAAAGGTGCAGTTGACTTAAAAGGTGTTGCAGCAACTGATTTTGAAAAAATGGCTAACATCGTAATCGATAATTTGGAGGGTGGTTATTATCACCCTGATATGTTAGCTGACGGTAGAATCAAAGATTCAAGATACGGAGCATCGGGTGAGACTATGATGGGTATGGATAGAAAAACGGGTGGTTGGGAAACACAAGGTCCTGACGCTAGAGAGTTTTGGAGACTAATTGATGAAGCGGGTGCAAGAACTAATTGGAAATATGGATATATGGGTGGTCCTTTAGAATCAAAACTTAGAGAGTTGGTTCCTAAAATGATGAAACCATTATTCCAAAGATATATGGGAAGTTATATGTCTGAACCTGCAAGAGCAATAGTTATGAGTGACCCAGGACTTACGTTTAATTTCGTATACGCTGTTTGGAATGGACCAGGTTGGTTCCAAAGATTCGCAAGAGTTATGAATGAAAAAGTGGCTTCAGGAATTACCGACCCTAAAGAACTTTTAAATATTGCAGTTGAAACAAGAAAGAATTGGAGTTCTTCCAATAAGGCATCTAACAGTCTAATTGCCCAAGGAGGTAGAAAGATTGAGAAGATTGTTAGCAGTATGGCTTAATCATTTTTTAATTTTTTTCAATATTGTTTTGGATTTATCAAATATATTCTTATATTTGACTTATGAACAATTTCGATTTAAGACACATAGGACAAGGTGACCACATTGGTGTGACCACGTCAAAACCTGTCGAATTAAGAAACACAATACTTCTGACAGACAATACTGAAGACATAACGTTGGATGTTAAAATAACCGCGGACTTCAGTACGATACCTGAAAAGTACCACGAGGTTTTTTTAAATATGTTGACCTCAAAATACTATGGTAAGGTGTCATTCGGTGATAACCCATTCTCACAATGTTTACCACCTAAAGAGAAAAAATGGTGGCAATTTTGGAAAATTAAATAACTATGAAATTAGAAACTAAATTAAGAGGTGTTATTGTACTATTAGTATTAATCCTATTGTGGATGACGGTTATGTGGAATAACGACATATCAACCATTCAAGTACAAAAAACCACAATAGATAACCTCAACAACACAAAAGACAGTCTTTATGATGAGAATTTCATTAAATCTGTTGAGTTGGGTAGACACGAATTAACCAGAGACTTTTTCTTCGAAAAACACAAAAACCTTCAACTCGAATACGAGAATTATCTTAATCACGAAACCGAATAACTATGTTTTTCTACATTGGAATTGGTATGATTGTAGTAGGTCTATGGACGGCTTTTGAAATCTACAGAGCCCCTATGATGGATGAAAAAACCGGAAGAATCCTAAAACCGGGTAAAAAACTATCAGACCTATTCAAGAAAAAGAAATAAAGTTCCTATAGCTTTACTAATATAAAGAATTAAAGTACGTTTTGGTATATTTATAGAATAAAACCAAAACATAATGGAATTTTTAACTAAAGAATTTATATCTAAACTTATACTTGAAGAAGTTCAAAGTTATGAGTTATCGGAAATGGCCCTCAATGCAATGTGGGCACCCTCTGAATTACCTCAACAAATGACATTTAACGTGGATTCTATAAGAGGAATTCCTGTAAATGCTATTGATTCAAAGACAGGTGAGCAATTAGAACCAGGTGTCATTAAGTCTCATACGGTGAGAACGGGCCCATTAGAACACAGATTAGTACCATTCCTTAATTTGGAAAATGGAAAACGAGAAACAAGATATGTTGAGATTGATGGAAATGATAATGTAATCAATACATTTAAATTCCCACCAAGAACACCAAAGTATGGTACAAGTTACGAAGGTCCTGTAGATACTGAAGTAAAGGTTGACAAAAGAATTGATAAATTAGGTGCTAGACAAAAGAAATTCGGTTGGAATAAGGAAGATGAGGAACAAAGAGCTAAAGTAAAAGAGAGACTTGAGTTAAGTGCAAAAGATGCTAAAGCTAAGAGAACACTTGTAAACCCATTAATAAATGCGTTCTTTGGTCAAAAAAGTATAATAACACATTTGGATAAATGTGGAATTCCTGAATTAAAAGGAGAATCTCAATTTACGGAACCAACATCAAACATTAATATTTTATCACCATATAGAAATAAAGAATCTATGTTTTGTGGACCTGAAATATATTTCAACTATCACACAGTTAGAGATGATAATGATATTCAAGATGCAATCGACAAAGTTCTTAATTTCAGAATGTCTTTAGAAACCGGTGCAAAACCAAAAGGACAAAGACCTGAACCAGGTAAAATGGTGAGAAATTATGCTGGTCAAGTTTATTCAGGTGGAAAGTGGGACCCACAACAAAGAGCATATGATAAATCACAATTTGAATTAACACCAATTTATAAATTGTATAAACAAGCAGTTCAAAAAGGTGAAAAGGCTTTCAACGTTATTTCTGACTTAACGGTAATAGGAAATGTTACAGGTGATGTTTATAAATTAAATGCGATATTCACCGCAACAAATTCAGTTAGAACGATTCAACAAACATTTGCATCTAAAAGAGGAAATTTATTTGACCCAATTAGAGCGAGTGTAACATACCCACTTGGTGATATGAACCCAAATTCAATGAATTGTATTGAGAATGAGGACATATTCAAACAATTATACTTAGAACTATTTCAAGAGTTAACTACTAAAATTTTAGAGGTTGAACCTGATGGTGTTCTTGAGAAATTATTATTTGAACCAAATGAGGTTACAAACGTTGATTAACATAATATAATAAAAAAAATACATATTAAAATGGGAAAGAAAATAGCAATTACCGAATCACAACTTAAAAATGTTGTAAAATTAGTTGAAGACTATACTTGGGATGAAATGTTGAAAAACTACCAATCTAATAAAGAAAGTGAGGTTTCGATGTCTCGTGATGACGCATCTTTACTAACCAATTTAGCAATTAGATGGTGTGAAGGAAAGGACAATCTACCTGATTGTAAACACGTTATGAAACTACACTCCAAACATCAATTATTTATGTAAAAAATTAACCTCACAAATG